CCGTGGATCTCGATCTGTTCTGCTGCGCCCATGCTTTCCTCCAGGCATAAAAAAACCGCCTCTCGGGCGGCCGTCGTGCTGCTGTCTGCTTACACCTTGTCTTCGGCCATGATCGAGGCCGAGATGATCATCCCGCCCCACCGGCGTTCGCCGATGCAGATCGGTACCGGATTGCCGCTGGCCGTTGTGTTTTTGGCACTGCCGAAGGCGTAGGACGGTGAATTTTCAGGGGATGCGCTCTGTTTCAGGCCGGAGGCTTGAGGGCTGAGCATTTGAATCACGCCTCCCAAAACCAGTGATGCGCCCAGTGAGTGCCCCCAACCTTGCATACCAGGAACAAAAGACGCAGCTACGAAGATCACAGCACCTATGATCGTTTGAAGAAGACCAGCACGTTTGCTGCCGCCGATGATTGGAACAATCCGCACCTCTTTGACTCCGCCTAAATCAAACTCACTTTGACCCACATTTTCCCCGTTCCGAAAGATAGCAAACCTCATTCCCAGCAGGTCTAATCGCCTGATTTCTTCTGCGAATCCCGGAACGGTAGCCCTCAGCGCGGCGAACACTTCCTTCACGCTCCCGCCATCCAAAAGCCGGCGATGAACCCGCCCAAACTTCCTGACTAATGGGCCTGACAGCTTAATAGTTGTCATGGGTGTGTAATGAACTGCTGCGGACATGCCTTTCCCTCCGGGCAATAAAAAGCCGCCTATTAGGCGGCCTGTGTAAAGCTCTTTCTATTAGAGGCAGCTCTTCACCGCCCCCTCAATGGCCGTGCGACCAATTCCTGGCATCCACGCCACGCGCTGATAAAAGGCCACAGAACTACCGTTTGCAGTTTTCTTTATCTCAAGCAATTCGTCAGTCATCTGCATCGCACCAATAACAATCCGATAACCGTTTTCAGTCTCCGACATGACTGCCTCAGAGCGAGCGTCCTGCCATTTCGGGAAAACACAGACTGCATATTCTTTCGGTGACTTCTTAGTGGTAGCCGTCGTGGTCGGTGTATTGCTCTTCAGGTCGGTTGGCGAAACGCACCCCGCCAACAGCACTACCGCCAACGCTCCTAGGATCAATTTCATGCAAGTCACTCCTTTGGAAATGACCAACGATATCACCGCGCGCCCTTATGGCGCAGCACCAGCCGCGTACGATCAAGCCAAGGGCCGCCGAAAACAATCACCTCAGACGGACGACCGTACAGATGGTGCAACAGGAAGGGCCCCGGGCCGAACGTCGCGGCTTCCTCGCCCGGCAATGCCGGATCAGCACCAAGAAAGATCCCGGCGTGGTTCGGGTAAACCGTGCGCCCCACTTCCATCACGATCATGTCACCGCGCTGCGGCTGGTCGACCCGATAGAAACCCGCTGCTTCGTAATTCGCCTCGTACAGACTGGTGCTGTCCTTGCTCTCCCACCAACCATCGGCGCGCTTGAAAGCTTCGAACTCAAGCCCCCACTCGCGCTTGTACCAATCAGCGCAAACCTGCCAGCAGTCCCACGCGCCATGCACGAACGGGCGTTTCAGTAGCGAGACGTCACCAGTCGGGACGATGGTGCGCAGATCGCCCTCGGGCCAACTCAGGATATGCCAGGGCATGGCAGTGGCTTCGCACATGGCAAGATCGCGCGGTGACGGGCGGCTGGTGGCATCCGGATGTGAATGAACTATGCCGATTACTTCGCCGATATCCTCAGCCGCCGTGTACTGCTCTGGATCAATTCGAAATTCTTCTTTCGGCTCGGTCGAGATGTTGTTGCAGGGGAAGTACTGCTGCCTGCGCCCGATCGCCAGCAGAAGCCCGCAGCACTCCTTTGGATACTCTGCTGCGGCGTGTTCCTGGATCGCATTCAAGATGTGCTTTCGCATGTCAGCTCCTTGCGATCAGGGAAACAGCCGGGAAGCCGCCGAACGGGAGCGGATTGCCTTCGCCGAAGCGCGGTATGCAGCCCTTGCCCAATGTGGCGTCGCACTGATCCAGTTCGGGGTTGTCAGTGACGACACCATCCTTTGTCACATATGGCCCGGTATAGCCGCAGCTCGGCCCGCGGTAGCCGCCGGTGAGACACCAGTGACACAAGGTCGTTGCCTGCCGGCCGATGGATTCGTTACCAACATCGCCCGGGCTGGCCAACTCCCAGCTGACATTTTCTCCGTCCTCATTCGTTTTCTGGTCGATGTACCAGACTTCAATCGTTTCTTGGGTTGGGTCGGCCGTAGGGTTGCCGGCGGGGAAGTTAACCGCGTCAAGGTACGTGCCCAGCGTGTGCCGCATCGTCAACTTGAACTCGAGCAAATCGGCGAAGGCCAAGCAAAGCGCAGTGATACGGCCATTGACGTTGCCAACGGAAAGCGTCGGCCGCACCGCCGTACCGTCGCCGTTCGCTTCGATGCCATCAATCTGCATCGGCCAGGCGCCGTACCCATTGCCCTGCCAGTAAATCGCTTTGGCCGGAAGCTGGTCGGCATCGGCGCCAGCGGCGATGAGCTCGGCCGGTGTGTGCGGAATCGAGTGCCCATGAAAGCGCAGCACGTCTGCACCGTAATCCGTGCCGTCCAATTCAAAGAGCAGCACTTCGCTGCCAGGCTCTAGCACCTGGATGTCACTGATCAGCGGCATGATTGCCTCTTATGGAAGAAACGATTGTGTGAAGGTTGTCGCCAGCGTGAAGACGCCGGCGCCGTTCGGGGTAATGGTTGGAGCGGTCGCCCGAAAGAAAGAAAGCTGACCGAGGGGTGGCGTCCAGAAGAACGACTTGTGCCCGGCATGACGATCAAGGAACGCCTTGATCTGCACCGCGACCGCCTCTTTCACGACGAAGGTCAGCGGCCAGGAGTCGACCCGGTTGTTCGGGCCGTCCCCCACCACCTGCTCATAACCGCTGCCGAATTTAGAGCTGCGGTTCCGATACTCCGGCGCGCTGGTGGGAGACACCAATGGGCACCAAGTGAAAGTCTCAACGGCCATTTACGAGCCTCCAGATTGATCCGCCGGGCTGGCTTTCTTTCGCGATTTCCTGCTGCGCGCCGCGGCGCGCGACGTCCGCATAAGCCTGACCAAGCGCCTGCGAATCCTGCGGAGTTGCACCAGAGTCCGCGCTTTGAATGGCGAACGATTGCTGGATAACCACACCAGGTGCGGACGCGGCCCCGCCGGATCCTGCAGATGAACCGACGAAACCGCCATCGGCATAGCCTTTGCCGTTTTTGTTGAGATGTTCGAGGTAGCGCCGCATACCGGGCTGCTGAACCACTTCCTTCCGGATCACCACTTCGCCGCCGTGAACAACCCCTTTTGGCTCAAACTTCCCACCATCCCCGGTGTACCCACCATCGGAGAAGCCGTAGGCACTGGTGTAACCAGCGGCGGTGCTGCCGGCTGATGTTGGTGCCGCGCCCCCACCGCCGAATGCTGAGCCGATCGCACTACCCGCAACGCTGGCAAATACATTCGAAGCTGCCGACTGCAAGGCCATCTTGGCGATCATCTTCGCGAAGCTGGTCGCGACATCCTTGAAGGTCATGTCGGCGCCGAAGGCCCACTCGACAGCCGAATCTGTGAGGCCGTCGTACAGAGAGCTGAATGCCTGTCTCGTTTGGCTGGTCAGGTCTCGGGCGTTGTCGACGTAATTATTGAAAGCATCCGAAGCGCCATCGACCCAGCTTCCCTGGGCTTCGTCCTGACGGTTGTAAAAGTCCTGCTGCAACACCATCCGTTCGGCCAAGGCCTCCTTGAGCAAACCGGTTTCCTTGTCGTACAGCTCTTTAGTGATGTCGCCGGAGTTCATCTGTTTTTGCAGGTCAGCCATCTGCTGGTTGTAGTCCTGCTGAATGGCGATATCTTCGCGCAGCCGATCGCGGGCTTTGTCGCCCATGCCGGCGCCGGCCAGTTCCATATCGAATCCGGAACGGGTCGTGTCGTTGGCTGATTTCAAAGTTGCTGCGAAGGCTGCGGCTTTCGCTTCTTCCTCGTTGGCAACCTTAAGGCTTTGCAAGGCGTCGATCTCGGCGGCCAGTCCCTGCAAGCGCTTTTGCTGATCAGCATTCAGACCGGTCAGCTTGCCGGACGCAAGTTCGAACCTGAGCTTGTCAGTCTCGGTGGCCTTTTTCTGCGCAACCGCACTGGTGTCGATGAGCGCGATCTGCCGCTGGTAATCCGTTGCTGCGTCGTCGCCACGTTTCGCCAGCGCCTTTGCTTCAGTTTCTGCAGCCTTCGAGGCCTGCAAGGCTTCGGCGGCGTATTTTTTCTGAGCGTCGACTGCCGCTTCACTGGCATCCAAGGTTTTCGCCTTGGAAATCAACAAATCAGCCTCACCCTGCTTGAGGCCTGTTACCAGACCAGCGCCAATTCGCGCTGCCAGCTTGTCAGCGTTGGTCTTCTTGCCGGTGAGCAGGATCTGTTCATCGAGACCTTTCGCGAGTTCCTTAAACGCCTTCGACTGCTCGACGGAAACCGGAGATTCGATGATGCCGTTAAGCACCTTGATCTGGTTGCCATAGGCCTCAACCTTTTGGCGAGCCCCGTCAAGTTCAGCCTGTGCAGAAATCAGCGCTTCATTCCACTCTTGCTGACGGGAGTCATCAGGATGGTCACGCAACAGTCGCTGGTATTGCGATACGGAGCTTTCCGCATCGATCGCGAGAAGCTGGGCATCCATCAAATCCTTGTTGATGTCCTGCAGCGCACCGGCGGCCTGATTCTTCGTGAACCCGTCAAACGACTGATTCAACAGGTCGACCTTCTGGCCGAGCGAAGTTGCTGATTCCTCTGCGTCGTCCCCGCTCATAGCGAAGTACGCCAGCGCGCTCGCCGCCAGCAGAGCGACCCCAACCGGGCCACCCAACAAAGCCATGGCAGCAGAGGCACCCCGAGCAGCTACGCCGACACCAACAAGTCCGGCAGCGGTTGCGGGAGCAACGCCAGCCATACGAGCCAGCGCCAACTGATAGCGCACCGCTTCCACCTGAGCCATTGCGAACGCCGCGCCGCTAGCAACTGCACCAGCAGCAAGGCGTGTGGCCAAGACTACCGCCAGCGCTGTCGCCGCCTGAGCGGTAAGGCCCAGTGCAGTTCGTGCCGCCGGAGAACCAAGCGCGGTGTTCACTGCCTCAATGGCAGAGCGCGCGCCGTCGAGACCGCCCTCGCCAGTCAGAAGTCCGGCAATGGTGTTGCGCAGCGCATCAAGCGAACCGCCAAACGTGTCGCGAGCAGCGGCTGCCGCACCGCCGTAGGACTCTTCGAGAGCTTTGAGGATGATGCCTTGGGCGCCCGCGATATCGCCGGTCGATTCCATGGCTTCAGCCAGTTTCTTCTGATCTTCCGTGAACCTGAAACCCTGCTTACTCAGCGCGCCGAGTCCATCGGTTGGCACATCAAGTGCCCGTCCGATCGTCTCGGCGGCCTGTACAACACTCGTTCCGGTACGTGCCGCCATGTCTGACGCGGACTTCAATGCCCGAGTAAACTGGTCGCCGACGATGCCGGTGAATGCCAGAAGCGCGGTCTGCGCCTGGTTGATGTCGCCCCCAGAAAAGGTAGTCGCCTTTTCCATAGCGTCGGCCATGTCGTTCAACTGATCACGGCTGAACCCTGCGGCCTCTCCGGTGGACTTCAAGACAGCAGCCAACTGAGCCTGTTCTTTTTCTGCGTCGCGAGTTTCCGTGATGAAACTGGTCAGCACGGCGCCAGCGGAGAAACCAGCGACGGCGCCGGCGATCACCTCGCTAAGTGCGCTCCATGCCAACGAAGCGCCGTTGGCTGCCTCGGCAATTCCTTTGCCGGATTTGCGCGCCGAAGCTTCGGCCTTTTCGAGCGGAGCGGTGAAACCACCGATACGCGCGATGAGGTCGAGCGTCAGCGTGCCCAGTGTATTGGCCATTTAGGACTCCAAGTGACACACCCTTTCGGGCTTACGAAAGGATTTCGCTCAACCCCACGACTTGATCGCTTCCTCCAGTGTTACTGGACGTTCTGACTCGTGCGGCATGAAGTCCACAACGGTGTAACCACCATGCTGGGTGTGCGTGTTGGCGTAGAGGCTGGCCAGCATTGCCGTGCCATACTCGATCCGCGTACCGAAGTTGAGTGAGCCGCGCTTGGCGCGGTACCTCACCCAACTCCGGAACTCGGTGAGGCTCATGCGCTCTTGGGCTTCCGCGATCGTGGCGCCGATCGAGATTGCGATTTCGTGCCAGAGCTCGTCGGTGTCGGTGAGCTCTTCGTCTTTCCCAGCTGCGTTACCTCGCCAATTGCCGAGAGCAACGCTTTGGAAAGTTCGCTGTTCAGCTCGCCGCGCTCCGGATCAGCCTCGCCGGTGATGTCGCCCACCGTGAAAACCGGTACGCCTGCTTCGTCGCAGATGCACGCGGCAATGCGGCCCGCCGCGCCGTCTTGCTTGCCGAACGACGAAAGCACGTCGCTGACAGCAGACCGATAACCCAGAGGGCGAACGAAGACCGTCGCCTTCAGTTCGGTTCCGTTCTGGAACCAGACGATTTCCTTTTCAACGGGACGGCCAGTAAACGCCCCGTTGTCCATCAGTGTTTTGATACTCAGCTGCATAGCGGCGCCTTAAACGTTCGTGGTTTTGCGAATCCAGGCAGAGCCGCCCGAACGCTGGATGGTTGCAGCCGTTGTTACGACGGCGTTCGCGGAGAAATCGAACGGAAAGTCGGAGACGTAGCCGTCGAACACGTACCAAGTGCGGCCATTCGGAAGCACAAAGTCATCACTTTCGGAGAGATCCGCAGTGGCTGTTGCGCCAGTGCCAGCCCCGCCAGTGAGCGCGATGGTCGGATTCGAGGTGTAGCCGGAGCCAGGGTTGGTGATGTTGAATCCAGTCACAGAACCGCTGCTGATGGTCGCGGTGGCAGTAGCACCGGTGCCGCCGCCGCCAGTGATCGCCACGGTCGGCGCAGTCGTGTAGCCGGTGCCGCCAGCCGTGAGGCTGATTTCCGCCAGCGAGCCAGCGGCGGCAACGGTCGGCTCGATGCCGGTGCCATCCGACCAACCGACAGCCCAGTGGATGTTTTCGATGCTGTCGTCTTCTGACAGTTGATGAAGGCGAACGTGAGAGGCGTTGCGTGGATCAGCGTTCAGCGTCAAGGACGCCTGACCAGGCGTGCGGAGGCCGCGCATGTAGGTACGCACCTTGCCGCTGAGGCAGGTGGTTTCGATCTGGTCGGCAGGGTTGCCGCCGGGGCTGAACGCGGTAGCGCACTCAATCTCGAGGATTTCAAACACTGCTGGGTTCGCAGCCGATGGCACGAGCGCGTAGATCTGGGTTCCTTGGGAAAGGATCGACATGGCATTCTCCAAATGTCGGGCACAAAAAAGCCCGCACTCGGCGGGCTGGTTCAGGGGGTGTGGGTTATCGGCGGACGATCCAGTCCACACTGAAGCTGTAGCGGTATCGGCCCGTTTCGGGGTCGCGGGTCTCTCCGTTGTAGTTGGAGACAGAAGCGGAAAGCTCCACGGCGTACTCCAGTGCTTGCCCAGCAGCGCGAGCCTCAGACGCTGTGGCAGCATAAACGTCTATCTGCAAGGCATGACTCTCCACATCGGGTCGGCCAGCCAGATAGTTATCCGGCGAACCGTTGATGACTTGCCACACGCAATACGTCCCGACGGGTTTATCCGGCGCCAACCCGAAGAGATACAACCGTGTCGGATTCGAACCGAGCAACGCAGTGACCGCAGGGTCGGCGGTAGCAACCTGAAAAATCGGTGGATATTTCATTTTCCGGCCTTCTTGGCTGCACGCCTTATTGCGCGATCAATCGCCCTTTCGTATTCGGAAATAAATGCGTCTGTGGCCGCTGCAATGTTCTCCGCAAGAGCGTTGCGCATGAATGGCTGCGCGGCCATTTTGGCGGTACCGAACTCAAGGAATCTCCAGTAGTAGGTATCGCCGCCGGGGTTACCAGAATCACCGCCAACCTCGTAGGTTCCGCCTGCGCGACCGCGCCTGGTGTGATAGTTGTTCTTCTGTTTGGCACCGCCCAATATCCCGACGCGAAAGCCGAGATCACCCCGCTGCTTGAACAATCTGCCATTCCAGCGCAGCGTTATGTTCTTTGCGATCTCTCTGCTGGTCTCAGGGTCGTTGAGACGCTCCGCACCTTGGCGAGCCGCACCAGCAACCAACTGGGCCGCTTTTCTGAGAGCGGCCCGGCCGCCCTTACGCCTCACGTCGTAGCTGACCGCATCGAGCTTACCCAAAAGCGAGTCCAGTCCCTCAAGCCTGAACTCAATATCTTCAGCCATCGTTGACCCCTTCGCTGCATGGCAACGTCAGATACTCGAGGCCGCTTTTGGGATCAGGCAGTACGCCCTCAATGTTGTATACCTTGCCTCGATGGATGATGCGCATCGTGGAGTTCACACCAGCACGGCTTCGAATACCGATACGCGCCGTGACCTCCGCTTGAGTATCTGCCGCCGAGATGAACTCACGCGCTGAAAGGGGCTCGACGCTGGCGGGCACCTTTATCCAGACATCGATCCAATCTTTGATCATTTCCCCTGAGACAGGATCCTGAGTAAAAACTGGTTTTTGGAAATCAATTCGTTGTCTAAGTTTGCCCGCCCTCATCAAACACCCATCCCGACGCGATACGGCGTCAGCAGAGACTTGGAAGCCTGAGGCAACTCGGTGGCGATTGTGCCGGTGACCACCTCTTCGCGGTTGGCGAATAGATGTCCGAGTTTCAAGAGGCAGGCGGATTGAATGCTGGTGTTGATCACGATCCCGCGGGCGTCTCGCGTTGCGGCGTCCAAAGCTTCCTTGAAAGAAAACGTCGCATCGGACACCGCTTCGCACCGTAACAGGTGATCATCGGTCAGAGCAGCAGCGGCCAAGGCGGCGTCATATTTAATTCGAGCCGCGTTCCGCGCGACGGGCACTTGCAAGAGAGCAGCATCAAGGGAAGCCTGATCAACAAAGAATGAGCGCTGGAGATAGGCCATCGCCGCATCTTCGGCCCCATCCAGTTGCGACTGGACGAGATCCTGATCCTCCGGCTCAGCCAAAAGGTGCTTCATCGCCAATTCGATGCTGATCACGCTCATGATTATTTAGCCTTGTTTTTCAGCTCGGGTTTCGGCTTTTGGTTGGCCTCTGGCGCGGCTTTGTTGTCCGCTTCCTTGGCCTGTTTGTTCTCGGGTTCGGCCGCCTGCTTCACGTCGTAGTCCTCAATCAAACCGTTCCGGTGAAGCTCCTTGGCGCGGAACTCATCGACGGCAATGGCCCGACCTTTCTTCACGTACTCATGACCGTTAAGAAAGCCCTTTTTAGTTGTCACTTCGATATCTGGCATCAGCACACACGCCCGGTCACCCGGGCGCGCTCCTTGGATGATTGAGGAATTAAGGCGTTGGGTCTTCGAACTCGCCGTGCACGAACGATTCAGGACGGTAAACCGCCAGAGCAAGGCGCTCTTCGGCGCGGATGGTGACCATGTTGGTGCGGAAGTTGTCGCCGTCTTCGGTCGAAACCTCGACAGCAGCGTCTTCGCGGTCGAACACTTGGGCAGCGATGTTCATTGCTCCGACCAGGAACTCGCCTTCAGGCACAGCGTTGCTGTCCACCACCGGCAGCTTCCAGAGACGCTGGACGCCGCCTTCTTGGACGTTGACCCAAATGTAGGAGCCGGTGCTGTCTTTGGTCAGCTCGATATCTGCCCAATCGACCGGGTTCAGCGCAATGGCCGATGCGCGGTATTCAGCGACCCGCACTTGCAGGATCGCGCGGCGCAGGGTGTCGATCTTGGTGTCGCCAGCCTTGCGCAGTGCTTCGTTGAAGGCGGTGGCTTGTGGGATCAGGCCCAGCAGGTTTTGCCCGGTGCCGTCACCAGCGAGGATCTGCTCTTCTTCTTTGTACTTCAGGCCGTAGATTGCGCGGCCGTTGATGTAGCTCTGAAGCAATGGGATGTCAGAAAGAACCTGCTTCGAGGCTTTGAACCAGTGAGCGATGGTTTTGACAGTGGTGGTAACCATGCCAAACGACAGATCGGACTGGGCCTTCATCGCGCCCTCGCCTGCCTGAGGCGCTGCCATGTTTTGGAAGCCGGTCTCTTGCACGAACTCGACCGCGTTGGAAGCGGTTCGGCCAGGCATGATCAGATCGCGGATCGTGAACTGACGCTCAGGATCAGTGATGATCCCTGCGACGCGAGTCGGCTGAATCCCCACACCCACGCCACCAGTGCCAGTGGTCGCGCTGGTGATGTTGGTGACAGCCTTCAGATTCAAGCGGGCAATACCGCGACCTTTGGTGGTCAGAGCCTGGTAATCGTCCGAATCCGACAGTTGTTCGCCGACGGACTTTTGCTCGCTCGGATCGTTCGCGGCGAAGCGACGTGCGAGCTTCTGCTCGATATCCTGGAAGCGATCCTGAAGGGCCAGACCATCCTTCACCAGACCATCCAGAATGGTTTTGGTCTCGGTCAGGATGGTGCCGTGTTCCTTGATTTCTTTGTTGGCTTTCTCAGCGAAAGCCTTGATTTCTTGGTCGCGCTGATCGAGCAGGTCATTGACTGCTTTCAGTTGGACTTTGTCGTCTGCATGTTCCTTGCGGTGCATCTGACGATCTTCGGCGCGAGCCTGGTTGCTCATGGCGTTATGCATGGTGAATCCTCAAAACGAAGGGAGGGACAGTGCTGGGCGCGACTTAAGCGCCTCGACCACTTCAATTGCTGCCAAGTCGCCCGCGGACTCGCTCCGGAGCAGATGCTGCAGCCCGCGGTTGGCAATCACCGCGGACTGAGTTTTCGAGAAGCCTGCCTCGCGCAGGAGCAGCTCAAATTCAGGTAGTGAAGGCAGACCGCCATGGGCCAGCTTCGACTTGATAGTGTCTGTACGGGCTTCGTCGTTGGCCGGCACAGTCACGATGGAAATCTCGACCAGGTCGAGTTTGGTCAGGGTTCGGATCCGGGTCTTCTCGTCGAAGCTGGATTCACGGACGTAGTAGCCGATGGAGAGTCCGGTGATCGATCTAGACTTCATGCCTCGCATGGCGATGCGCGCATACGGGGCATCAGCCAGCCAGAGTTCGCCATCCCCGAACAGACCTTTTGCGTCCTCTTTCAAGGTGTCCATCGACCACGATCCGATGGGCTCGGCAGTACGATGCTGCCAAAGAACCGGAAGCGAACGAGACTTCGCCTTCAAATCCGCGATGGACTCGAGAAACGCACCCGGGGCAACCACTTCGTTGTAGCTATCGATCACGCCGAACACGGAACCGTATCCAGAAAAAAGGCCGTCATCACTGACAGCCTTCACGTCGTAGTCGAATGAGCGGTACTTCACCGCCACCGATTGGTCTTTTCGGTTCATTCAGAATTACCTTTTGGCTTGTCGTTGAGCCAATCAATCAACGCTGAACGCGCCTGTTGGGCATCGCCGGCATCGCCGCCGAGTTTTTCGATTGGCAGCATGTTTGACTGAACTGTGAGCTGTGCAGCGTTGCCGCCTTTGGGTGCGAGGTTCTCTTTGATCCGGCACTCATCGCGGGTGTAGATACCGTTCTGGGTCATTGAGCTGTAAAAGGCTGCGCGCGCGGCGCTATCGGCACGAAGCAAGCCTTCCGGGTTGAACTTGGCGTAGAACCGGCGGCGCTCTTCGGGGCGCAACAATCTCCGATTAATGCTCTGCTCGATGCGCTTCATCCAGGGCAACAACGTGAAGCTCAGGAACCCAAGCATTTGCTGCTCCATGCCCGTGCCCCAGCTGGTGCTGTTCGACGTATGGCCGACCATCCAAGGCGGAACACGAAACCAACGGCAGATCTCTTCAACGTTGAAGGCTCGGGTTTGCAGCATTTGGGCATCCTCAGGCGTCATGGACACCTGCTGATATTTCATGCCAGCTTCCAGCACCATCGTCTTGCCGGTGTTCACCGCGCCGGCGAACTTGGCAGCCATGTCCTCGCGGATGTCCTCTCGCTGGGCTTTGTTGAGAATCTGGTCGGTGGACAGAACGCCGCCGAGCTTCATCCCATTGGCGAACATCTTGCTGGCTGACTCATCGGCAGCCATCGCAGCGCCGAATACATTGCGGCCCATGGCAAGCGGGCTCAAGCCGCACATGGGATCGGTTCCAAACCCGCGCGTGTGCATCATCTGCTCATCAAGCAACGTGTGAGGCTTACCCTCGCTGTCGATGAACCGATATTCGATAGCGCCGCTGCTTGTGCGCCGGGGCGGTGAAACCGACTGCGGGAGAATGAACTCCAGCGAAGACAGGTCGCGCCCTACAAGATGAGGCTCATTGAAACTGTTGCCGCTGAGCAGCAAGCTGGCCACCACGCACTCCCAGAACTCAACAGGGGTTTGGTCGGCGTTCGGTTGCTGACTGATCACACGGTGGACGGGGTGCGAAGTGGCAACCTCCGGGACACCGTTTTTGTTTTCGTAGAGAGCGATCGGGAGGGTGGCAAGCGTTTCGGCGATGAGGCGTACGCAGGCCCACACCGTTGAAAGCTGAAGCGCTGTTTGCTGGCTAACCGTTTTGCCCGATGCGGAGTCGGTGCCGTAGAAACCATTCCAGAAGGCCGCGTCACCGAGACCGATACGCCGCCCGACCCAACCAACCAGCGAAGACTTGACCAGCCCGGGCTCCGCCGATTTAAACAGCGCCTGCCGCAATACAGACTTGAGAGGTTTATTCACCGGTCAGCCCCTTGCGAATGAATCCAGCGGCGGCCAAAAACGATGATGCGCCGGCGATAAGTGCCCATCCGAGACCGGCTAGGACAAACACGCCGGCGACAAACAGGCACAGCGCGGCCACGGCCGCCACGATGAAGAGGATCAGGCCTGTATCCATGGGTGAGTTATCCAACGATGATAGGTTTTGAAAAGAAGTCGCTTATGTTGCCGCTGTTGTCATTGGCCAGAATCAGTGCACGGCCGATAGCCATGATCAACGCCACCGCGCCGTCGATCTTGTTGTCGTCACCCTGCTTGATGGGCCGCACGACATCGTCGTTACCAGGCATGTTCTTGCCGATCACGTTGGCGATACACCAGGTCATGATCGGGTGACCATCGTGATGGAACCTGCCGGCGGTTATGGCCGCTTCGAGCTCCTTCATGGGATCGGACATGTTGGTGTAGTTCTGCGTGATCGTGATTGGGCTGAAGCCTTCGTCGTCGAGGTCGTGGCTTAGGCCAGTTGCACCGTGTGGGTCGATTGGGCATTCGCGAACCGGCGCCTGGTGATTGGCTTCTTTGGTGTCTTCGAAGATTTCGCGGTAATCGATTTCGGCACCGTCGGTTATGTCCAGGTGCTTTGAGTTGATCCATGCCTGGAACCGCTCGGACATGCGCTTGTTGTCGCTGTCGTAAGCGGTGTCATAGGGCACCCAGAACTTCGGCGCAACGCTGTAGTAGTGGGTCTTGCCATCTATGACTCGCCAGAACAACCGCGCCCGCGAGTTCATGTCCAGCTTGCGGGCCAAGTCGAAGCCTGCAATCCACTCTTGTCCCTCGAACTGCTCAAGCGAGAGCGTGGTGTCCTCGCAGGATCTCCAGTCTTCCATGTTAAAGAAGCCGGACTTTGCACTCACCCAGAGGTTGAGGTGCTTCGTTTTGAAGGTGTTCGCGAAACGCGCTGAGCGGATTGCCCTCGCCTGCTGGCTCTCCAGATACTCTTGGAACACCGAAACCCCGTGGTTGGGGTTGGCCTTGGCCAGCATCTTTGGATCAGTCCAGTCGTCCCCCTCGTCCAGCGTCCAGATCCAGCCGAACAGCTCTTCGTCAGGAACGGTACCGGCCAGCATCTCCACGACTTGCCGGCGCTTGTCGTAGCAGGGGCCTTCGATATCGGCGCCGGCGGTGGTGATGATGAACATCAATGGCTGCCGTCTTGCACCCATACCGGTGAGCATGGTGTCGTACTGAGCTGATGTAGGGTGTTCGTGGTATTCGTCGACGATGGCGCAGCTCGGTGATGCGCCGTCGCCTGGGTTGCCAATCAGTGGTTCGAATCGGCTGAAGTCGGACGGGATATTCATGTTCGAGGCGTTGACCTCGATCCCAGCCGCCTGAATGAGCATCGGTGATTTACTAACCATCAGCTTGGCGGGGCGGAAAACTTCCCAAGCCTGTTTCTCCGTAGTGGCTCCCGCATATACCTCAGCGCCGAACTCACCGTCGGCAACAAACATGCTGATGCCCACACCGCCGGCGACCACTGACTTTCCGTTTTTGCGTGGCACTTCCCAGTAGCTTTCACGGAATCGGCGGTGTCCGCCCTTCTTCTTCACCCAACCGAACGTCACGGCCAGGCCAAAAAGCTGCCATGGCTCCAGAGTTATCAGCTGACGCTTGAATGCCCACTCACCTTTGGTGTGCGGTAGCAACTGCATAAGCTTAAGCTTTTTCTCTGCCTTGGCCGGGTCAAACTTGAAACGAAACCCGCGCTTGCGACTGGCGGCAAGGTCGTCGAAGTGCCGCTGAATCGCTTGGTGAATGTAACGGCAGGCCGGCACCTTTCCACGGAGCAATGACCGACCCCACGCCATTGCCTTGTCGACGTTGGGGTGGGCGGATTTGGTCATCAGCTACTCAGAAGTTTGGCGAATTCGTTGGTTTCTTTCTCCTTATTGCCCCCAATCAAGCGTGTTCGACTGGCTGGATCGAGGCCGAGCATCGACCCGAAGGTCACCATCTGGCGCATCGTTTCGTTCGCAGCGGTGAGTGCGGGGTTTTTCATCGGCCCACCGGTGGCGCCGGTCACTACGATGCCGTGCGCCGCGATCGACTCCTGCGCCATACGCCAGTTGTCATACGCGCTGCAGAAAGCTTCGACGTTATGAAGGTCGGTGATCGCGACGACGTTTTCCCGCAGCAACTCGGGAACGATCATGTTCCACATGGTGGCGGCTCGTTGGCTAAACCATTCAGGCGGATCGATATTGGTGATCTTGGAAAACTGAGGCTCGGCCTTATTGAGGGCGCGTTTCCCCGGATTACCGGCCAGCTCTTTCTTGGCCGTCGGCTTGGGTTTGCGACCACGGCCGGCGACCGTGGCGGTGCCTCCCATCGCGCAACTCCTAGATTTTTAATTTCGCGGTCGTGCAAGAAGACCTCAGGGCGCGGTCTAGAAGCCAAAACCCCTGAACTTTTGACCCTCCCCCTCCCCTAGGTGCGAATTCGTCTCATTTGAGCCGAATTTCACTGTTTTCGCGGGGATTTTCTGTTTTCAGCGCCGCGCGTTACCGAAACCGCCGTCTTCCGAGGCCGTCTTGGCCGAATGGCACGGCCCGCACAAGCTTTGCCAGTTGGTCTTGTCCCAGAACAGCGTCATGTCGTTCTTGTGAGGGATGATGTGGTCGACATCTGTTGCTACCACGACCAATCCGCGCTCGGTGCAGTGTCGGCACAATGGATGCTTGGCCAACCAGCCCGCGCGTGCCTGCTGCCACTTGTAGTTGTAGTGGCGTTTGGTGCTGCTCTCTCGTGGCTTGGCCCGGGCGGCACTCTTCAGCAGGTGCGCGTGGTCATCACAATACCGAGGGTTGCGCGTGAGCGCGTTGCATCCCTGGGCGTTGCATGGCTTCTGTGGCCTTAACGGCATGGCGAGCCATCCATATAGGTCAGAGGCTGAGCATCAGGATCTTCAGGCTCATCCTCGGCCATCGCTTGGATCAGCAGGTCGAGCCTCTGGGCCACTTGGCTCATTGACTGAGCGGTGCTCTCTTGGGCGATCACCAGCCTTTCCAGTAACGAGATCAACGGATCGCTCATACGCCACCTTGCTCCACTTCTTTATCCACTCACGCCGGGCGGCGCATCCAGTGCATGCCATCACTGACCTCCTGCCATCACGCAAGCGTTAAGGCGCTTGCCGCTCGACGGCTTCGTTGACCTTCTCCGCTGCCTTGCTCGCGGTATCGGCGGCATGGACTGCTGAGTTCGAGGCTTCCTGCACTTTCACCGCTGCATCCTGCGTCTTCTCGGCCAAGCTGTTGAGGCGAACGTCGCGCTTACCCAGTGCTGCGTCGTAGGCTGCGCGAACCTCGGCGAGCTGCTTCGTCTGCTCACTGCTGGCTGACCACACGCCAGCCTGGTAACCAAGGATCAGACCGCCTGCCAGCAGTAGCGCAGCGATCAACCATATCTCGGCCCGTCGCCACCAGCGACGAGCAATGAATTCCATAGCGCATCTGTCCATCAGCTGATGCCTCCCAGTTTGGTACGCAGGCGGGCGATTTCTTCGCTCTGCGAGGTAACCGTTGCGGTGAGCTGTGCGACCTGACTGGTGAGGGCTTCGATCTTCCCTTCCATTCGCCCAACTGCTGCGGCGAGCTCGTTGCGCTCCTTGGCAAACTGGTCAGCCCGAGCTTCAGCCTCCTTTCGTGCGACACGCTCGGAGTCCAGCAGCTCATTCAGCCGGCGAAGCGTGAAGATGTCGGCGTTATCCATCGCCCTGTCTGCAGCATCCTTCGAAAGGAATTTACGCAACCAAAGGAAGGCTGCCAGCAACACGGTTCCGGTACCGCCCAGCCAAGTAGCCGTGCCCGGGCCGAGGTCAGTAGGATCCATCCGATACTCCAGAAACGAAAAAGCCCCGCACAGTGGCGGGGCTCAGAATTATTAGTCGTCTCTCATAACGCGCAAGATCGACATGATGGGGCTAATTTATGATCATTCCGCCACTACGTCAAGCGACGTCTATGAAGATCTGTTCCCGGTCGAATATCTCAGTGGCGTGGATCACCGCGGCCTCTTCCAGTGACTCCAAGCGCTTGGCGATGCCGGTCTTCCAGCGACGACGGGTTGACTCTGGCTTACCTTCCACGTCCCAACTGTTCATGTCGTAGAACTCGGCAGGCAGCACGATCATGTCGGTGGAGCGCTTGCCCACCTGAACGCCTTTCAGCTTCGGTATGGCCCAGGCAGTCAGCGCCTTATAGATGAACACCTGAGGCGCCGGAGAAACCATGCGAGCGACAAGACGGCCAATGGCGCCGACCTTGTTGGCCTTATGAGTCGAGTACTTCGCCACCAGCACATCCCACTGCGCAGCGTCGAGCTGACGGTGCAGCAGCGCGTACAGGCAGCAGTCATAGTCGAACTTGTCGCGCACTGACAACGAACTGCCGGTACCGCCTTGGCGAAGGTCGGCATCAATCAGCTTTTGCCACGACTGCTTGGTGCTGTTGTCGATGTTGTCGGCGGCGAGCACGCGCACCAGGGTACCCATCACGTCCTTATACATACCCATGCTCAATCCCCTTTGTAAGACGAGCCACCAGGCCCGCGATGGTTGTTCTCTTGGTATTGAGCGACGACCCCGTCGACCTTTACCGGCAGCGCTGCAATGTGGCGCCCATGGCGGATCAGCATGCCGAGCTGAAAGATCAGGTCATCGACTGGCAACGGCTCAAGCGTTTCGGCTCGAACCAAGCCGGAGGCGTGGCAACCAATGCAGGCGAGTTGATAGAACACTCCCTTTATCAAGCCTTTGCCAGCACAGGACGGGCAATCAGAGAGCGGGATCTGGCGGCGCACAAAGGCGGGGCCATGCTGCTTTTTATCCATTTTTAAACCTCGCCTTTTATGGTTTCGTGATTTAGCTAGAAGCCGCGCCATTCAGGGCCTCGGCGGCATTCTGCGAATTTCCGTTTCTAGTCATGGTCGAGCGGTGAATCAGGCTGAAGCCTTTCCCGTCTAACCATTCGTGCCACTTGCTCAGGGCTTCGCGCTTGAGCAGTTCGGCGGATGTGTGGATGTAGGTCTGCACGTTGCGGGTCATCGTGTGGTTCACCAGCATCTCGCCGATGAGGAAGTCCACGCCGAGGTCAGTCCAACCGGTGCGGGCAACCTTGCGCAGGTCGTGACTTGTCCACTCACCCTGTCCCAACCGGGTGAATACGGCGCAGGCCTGGCTGTCACTGAGGCATCCACCGCCACGCGCAGGGAACACGAAAGCGCCCTTGTAGCCCTTCGCTGCCTGCCAATCTCGGTACCGTTCCAGCAGCGAGCAGACCTGATGCGTCAGTGGCAGTCGATGCTCGCAACGGGTCTTCGTGTTCTCTGCTGGGATGAACCACTCGCCCTGCTCACCCAGGGTCAGGTGCGACCACCGAGCCATCCTTGATTCGCCAACGCGCGTGCCGTGACAGAGCATCATCAATGCCAGCATGCAGTCCTGCGGGTCACGGTCAAAGCCAACGGCCAGTTGCTCGATCACGTCCTCGAGCTGCACTGCGCGCAACCGGGATGGCTTCGGCTGGATTTTGGCCTTGGTGAAGTCGGTGAACTTGAAACCCGCGATTGGATTCAAGCTGATCATGCGCAGCTTCTCGGCCTGACGGAACGCCACCACCAGCACACCCCACATCAGGCGAACGTAGGACAGCGAGAACTCGGCCTGCATCGGCCACATCAGTTGCTTGTCCAGGGTGAATCGGTCGACCTCCTCCACCAGCAGCTCACCAAGCCGTGGCTTCAAGTGGCAGGCAATGATTGACGTGTTGGTCGACCGGCGCTTTGCCGACAAGCTTCGGTCAACGGCCTGACGCGCCGTAAACCAGTCGAGTAACTGGCCGACTGTCTGCAATGTACCCGCAGCGGCTGAGGCCTTCGGGTCGGCTGCCAAGCGCTCGCGGATCTTCGGCAGCGCATTGATCAATCCTTTCACGGGCAGCTCCGGGAAGCCGGCGATCTTCTCCCACTTCTTGCCAACCACCAGGTGCCACGTGCCACGATCGCGGTTTTTGTGGAACCGGAAATAAACGCCCGGATATCGCGCGTCCCGCATGTCACGGATGCCAGTGTTGGCCGATTGGCGACGGATTTCGGCATCCGAAAACGTGGTCAGCAGACTTTGGCTCATTGCGTATTCGACTCCGGGTCGATCGGGTAGTCCCGGATATGCACGCGCACCAAACCACCCGGTACCGGCTCCCCAATGTTTATCGTTGTAACGAAGTTCTTATCGTCGATTCCTAACCCGTCAGCGATTCCGTCCCTGCCAGCTTTGAAGCGCGCCAGTAGGTTGTCATCGTCGTAGGAGCGGCGATTAGGCGGGCAGAACGTTACCCAGAAGTACTTCTTGCCACTGAGACGCGGCGCATCCAGCGCCAGCGCGACCAGTCCGCAGAGACGGCGATAAGCTTTCGCGTGCTTGTGTTTTTGTCGCCAGTGAACACGCGCATTCGGACTCAATTCCTTGGGCGGCCACGGCAGCGTCATGTCGATCATGCAGCCCCCTTTACGGTGAGAATTCCGGCCCGGATCAGGCCTTCGTGAGTTTCAGCAATGGCGCGCGGCATGTCCTGCCAGTCGATGTCACCAGAGGAGCGGCCGTCGATGACGTCGTGACAGGCAGCACAGGCGTACACCGCCACTGTGTCGAAGCCCTTCATGCCCATGCCCTTCTGGCCGCACGGCAGATGCGCAAGAACGGTGGTTTCCGGGTTGTGATTGCAAATGCCCGGTATCCGGACGGTGCACTCTTGGCCGTTGGCCGAGGCGCGGAGTTTCTTTGAGGTCATTCGCATGCAGGCTTACCCGTGATGACATCGACGACTTCGTAGGTACCTGGCCACATCCACGCGCCGTAGCGCTTCGCCATCGCCGAATCAGCGAACAACGCCAGCGCATGATCCGGAGGTGAGCTCAAGTCGACCTTGAACGAGCAGCAAAACACCGCGAAACGGTAGGTATCGATCTCAGGGACAGCCAGACGCCGATCAGCCATGCGAACCTCCAAGCGCACTGCGCAGTTTTGCCAAGGCATCCTTTCCGACTTCAGGTGTTACCTTCGCCGCGGCACGAGCTGGTAATGCCTTCGGCATAGCTTGCAGCGGGAGCCCTGACAGTAAGCGGCGAATGGTGATCGTGTAGTTGCGCTCAAACAGTTTCAGGCTTAGCGCGGTGTCGAGCTTGTTAAGGCTCTCAAAACCGCACTCTTTGGCCGTATGCCATACCGCGTCATGCGACCACTGTCCCTGCCCGGCCATGCTCGGATGAGCGTTGCGGCAGGCTTCCCGGTGCGCGGAGGCGATTGGCGGCAGGCCAAGCATTTCGGGAGTTGGTTTGCACCACTCGATGAACTGCCCCGGGCTTGGGATGAAGTCGCCCGACTGCTTGCGCACCTGCGCCATCCCGAAATCGATCTGCCCCTGAGTGCTGATTCCTTCTTCGAGAAATGCCTGGTACCACTGCCTCTTCGACGCTTGATAGGTCTCTTTGTCTGGCCACGCTTGGCGCCAAGCCGAACGGATAGATCGAAGCTCCCCGAACAGGTTGTTGATGGCGGACACCAAAGTGCTGCTGTCGTCGCTGACCGCCGGTGAAGCATCCTCGGCAGCTATGAATTCGCCTGACTGAGCTTTTTCCCACAAGCCGTTGGCAACCACGGAAACAGCCTTCATGGTTTCACCCCGCTCTGCCATCCAGTGTCGTTGTCGTCGAAATCAGTAACGGGTGCATTCTTCGGCTTGAATTGAGCGACGTTGGTCGCCGCTGAGCGGGCCTTGTCGTTGCACACCCACTTGACCAGCATCTGCACCCACTCGGCCTGAGTGTTCACCTGCCCGCGGGGTTCATAGTGCGCGGTGAACGCGCGGCGCACTTCATCGGTGAACATGGTGGGTGCCACGCCAGAATGGGTGGCATAGGTCTTCAGCAACTTGGCGTCAGGTTGCCAGTCGAGGGTCATTTCGCTCGGCATGCGAGGGTCTACTGGCTCATGCGCAGAGAGAGGTTCTTTATTCTTCTCTTTCTCTTCTTTAGGTAACGCTCCGCTAACGTTCGCAGCGTTACTTTTACCGTTACTGGCTTTGTGATTTGCCACCCGCTTTGCGGTGAGAAGCCTGTTTTTAGCGGTCTTGCCGTTATGGCGCTCGAAGTGAGGAAGACTGATTACCCCGCCCTCCTCAATCATCCATGCGACAGACTTCATGTATTCACAGAAACCGGTAACGCCAACCAAGCGGTCGAGTAACTTTTTGCTAACGCTCGGAGCGTTACCATTCTCTGTTTGTTGATCGAACCACCCCCACACACGCATCAACTTGCCGACAACCGCATCCGGGTCGATATCAGCCAAGTCAGCGATCTGGCAGACCTCAGGCTTGTCCAGGGTGGTAAGTTCGAATTTGATCCAATCGCCGGCCATTACACGCGCCCCTTCAACTGATACTGCGCCCACAGCCCGGCAACCCACTCGACGCCCTTTGGCGTAAACCGAGCCTGACTGAAAGCATGACCGTTAGATTCGCTAGTTCCGGTTTTCACTTCGAAACGCCCGGCAGCCTGATGATGCTGATAAGGGCTCAAAACGCCCCCGAGGTAGTACATCACCCGAGAATCGAGAAGCATTTGGCGGAATTGACGCTCGCTGGCATTCAGGAGCTTTGCGACTTGGCGAAAGCCCATCGAGCCTGATGCCTGAACGTAGTGATCGACGAATGCAGCCTTGGGGGCAGCAATAGCAAGCGCGTGCTGGGCTGCCTGCTGGAGTTCGAACTGTTCAGCCCAGGCTCGAGCGGCTGCGGCAGGATTTGAAAAATCAGGTAGCGAAGCGAGGACACGAGGCCCTTCCAGTTCCTTGAGCTTTTGCAAAACTGAGCGACGAACTGCTTTCGACTCTCGCATGCCCACGAGCATGCATTGATCGAGGGTCAGGTCATAACTGGCCATGTCGACCCGGCTCTGGGGGTGTGCAACAAATTTGCACTCCCCCAACTCATCGCCGAGTTCGTCTTGAACTCGGATGATGAATTGGTCATTTCTGACTTTCGGCTCGCCAGCGTGAGCGCGCGCTTCGTTCACCATATCGCGCAGATCGATGCTAGAAACAGTACGCGACACCGTTTCGGAACCATGAAAACGTGTCGCGACATTTACAGGTGTATTGCTGGGGTTGGGTGAACTGTGCATAATCAGCTCCAGAACGTTTTACCGCTGTTGAAAAAACCGACCTCGTACGTCGGTTTTTTTGTGTCTGTAATTCAGGCAGCCTTGAGCGATTCACGCAGGATTTGAAGCGCATCAATCGCCTCAAGAATTGCTTTTTCGCCTTGGGCTTTTTCGTGCTGGCTGATGTGGTTGTCCGCTGCGGCGTCGAAGATCAGACGGCCCACATCACCGCACTCGGCAGACAGGTGACCGAGCGCGACCATCAGCGGCTTAGCGGCCGGCTTTTCACGGGCGACCAAGTCAAAATCAAATTGGTCTGCCAGCGAAATAAGGGGACGCATGTCACCCGTGTGCAGCAAGATCCCGAACAGATGTTCGATTGTCAGATGGTGCGCAGCGTTGTCCGGATTGGAGCGCTGCAGCAGGCTCACGTGAGCCATGCACATCTTCCCCGCCAGTTCTTCTGCGCCAGCCTCTTTAACTGTGGCGTGCGTAGCTCTCAAAAAATCTTCCATTCGTAAAACCTCAAACTTGTTTCCGTGGCGTTCAATTTGGTGTGATGAGAATCTGCGCAGCACGGGAGATCTGGCTTAAGCAGCCTTTGGAGACAGACTTGGGCGAAGGTCGATAGCCTTTATTTTTCCCATCGTGAGTCTTTCTGCACGTAGAGCTACCTCAGCCGAGCAGCCGTGAACGCCTCGAATCCAGCCGCTGACTGAGCCTTGCTTGACCTTTAGGGCCTTGGCTGTTTTCGCCTGGGATCCGAAGTGAGCCACAAGCTTTTCAAATGTCGCGTTCATAAATATCGATCCGCATAAAGGGATGCCTTTACTCTAAACAAAGGCATACCTTTTTGCAAACATAAAGGCTGACCTATAAATTGTCTTGCATGGAACTTAAAGACAGATTGAAACAAGCTCGGAAAAACGCCGGCCTAACCCAGGCTCAGCTCGCGGAGCTGGCGGGCATTAAGCAGTCGTCGATTTCTGAAATTGAACGCGGCCTTTCGCGTACCAGTGGGCACCTGGTGAAAATCGCTCAAATTTGCCAGGTCGATCCAATCTGGCTTGCAGAGGGATACGGAACGGTTCATGCCCGAATAAAGGACGGCTACAGAGTTCAAAGTGAGCCAAATGCAGAATTGCTTGGTGATCTGTCTGTATGGGATCACGGCGACCCTCTGGATGAGGACGATTGTGAAGTGCCGTATTACGACCAAGTTGAGTTTGCTGGCGGTGGCGGGATGACGGAAGTCATAGAAATTACAGATCGGAAACTCCGATTCAGTAACTCTACGCTCCGCTCTGCTGGTGTTGATTGCAAAAGCGCAGCATGTGCAAGGGTTCACGGCCGTAGCATGGAGAGATTAATTCTCCATGGAGCAGCAATCGGCTTTGACCGCTCCGACACGTCAATTATTGACGGGGAGATCTACGCTTTTAACCATGGCGGAATGCTGCGAGTGAAGTACCTTTACCGTCTTCCGGCGGGCTCCGTAAGAATTCGGAGTGAAAACACTGAGGATTATCCGGACGAGACCATGAGCGCAGATGAGTTCCGGGAAGAAGTAAAAATGCTCGGTCGTGTCTTCTGGTGGTCGACTGTTCGCAGGTCGCCTCGCAGAGCTTAAATTAGCACTGCATCCCAAGCCCCTCTCTCGAGGGGCTTTTTTTTGCCTACAACAAAATTAAAAAGGCATCCCAATACGAAAATGAAAATATAAAGGCATACCTGTTGACACAAAATAAAGGCAAGCCTATATTTTACTCAAGCCGATATGGCCAGCAGCGAAAGCCGCGCCGTTCTTTAACAAACTGAAGACGAACCCTGATTGCGATCAGGGAACAACAACGCAACACGGCCTGCTTCCGTGCCCGGTAACTCGGCACGCAAGGTTCGCCGCTGATGGACATCATCACTGAGCAGCCTTCTCGCGAGGGCTGCTTGGGATGACAACCGACAGGTAATCAACCATGAAGCACTCAACAGCAATTGCTCTGCTCGAAATTCACGCATCTAACTGCGAGAACAACGCGGTGATTCAAGAGCGCGAAGGTCAGTTCGAAGACGCGGCGAATTGCCGTAGCAACGCAGTCGACTACCGCGCGGCAATCGCAGAACTGCAGCCCGCTTCTGCACTGTCAGAAGCCTGGAGCGTGAAGATGCAGGCGACAGCGGAAGGAAAGTATGTCGCCACCGGCATCGGTCTCGGTTTGGGAGAAAGCAGCGGGCAATTTCTAGTCAGCGCCGATCGGTTTGCGACTGCTTCACCACAGGCCGAGTGAACATCGCTTCTGCAACTTGGCGACAGGGTGCAGCGGGATGCGGAAGCCAACCCAGCAGACGCTGGACACCTGCAGGCAACACCAGAGACCGGCGAGCGCCCGCCAGAATGCCAACGGCGCGCATTGGAGGATGACCAACATGAAATAGACCAACGCTTCAACTTGGGTAGCGAAGAAAGCCTGCAGTATTCGCTCGAGACTCCATGAACAGGCAGCGGACATCTTGGTCGACGGTGTCACCGCGCACCAGCCGGGCAACCGGTAGGCCAACCCCTAGCGACGACACACCGATGATGATTCAACCCCAGGCTGTCGCCAGTAGCGAGCCTGGTGGGCTTCTCACGTAGGGAGGTCTTCGTGTGAAGCAAACGAAAAAGCCCGGGTGATCTCGGGCTTTTTTTCGCCTCGCCTTTATCCGTCAGCACTCTCCCCTGTGCCCAACGGCAACCAGCATGCGGCGCCGAGTGCTGACGAATACATGCAAGCCAATCCACGGAGTCAGCCATGAGCGAGCAACGAGCGCCATTTCCACGTTCGGCAGATAACGCCGACCAAATGAATTTGCCAGAAGGAAAAACCTGCGGCGACTGCGTGCACTGCCGTCGCTGCACGGTGATGTTCGGGCACATCCCGGAGGACGAATCCTGCGACTGGAGCCCGTCGCGCTTTCGTGAAGCTGTGCCAGCTACCGCATAACCCACCGAGGCATCTGCCATGCATCCATCATTTCAAGAGCGCATCGACGAACTCGGTGTGCTGCTTCAGAAAACCCACGCCGCGCGCCTGGAGTTCTTCAAGCGCGTTGACCAGGTCATGCCACCGAAGAAGGTTCGCTTCCAAGTGTCCGGCGAGAGCGGCGGCATGTATCGGGTGATCGACCTGAGCAGCGGTAAGACTCGCGCCTTCCGAGAAACCTTCAAAGCTGCGTATGACCTTGCCTTGCAGTTTGAAGAAAAAGCCAACCGCACTATGGGAGCGCAACCGTGATCGGCGTGCCAATGCCCAACCCTCGGGACAGCATTATCGAAAGCCTGAATCAGCAGATGGATCAGTTCTTCGGCGCAGGCAAAACGGTCGAAGAAATTCCGGCCGGCGTCACCGGTGATCCGAAGCTGGCATCCACTCCGCACCACGACCGCTTGCGCACCCAGCGGGACAAGCTCGCGCAGAAGCTGAAGATCATGGCCGAGTCCGGATCGTCGCTGAACAAAGCCGCTGAAACTGTTGGCATCGGTTACAAGCGAGCTCGCCTCATTGCCAGTGAGAACGGGTTCAAGTTCAGTTCATGAGGCGGATCAGCAGACAGGTGCAACAGCGCCGCAAACAGACCTGGCTGGACTTGCCAGCCAGCGGAATTGAAGAGGTAGGCCATGGCCGAAGAACAGGAACTGACGGCGGAAGAACCCCAGCCGACAGCGGAAGCCATCAAACAGCGCAAGAAGCGCGAGAAGGCGGCAGCAAAGGACGCTGCATTGGGCGTCGAGAAGTTTACGGTTGAGGTGGCCGGGGTTTTCAAGCCTGATCTGAAGACGGTGATGAAGGCCCACGGCTTCAACAACCAGCAGGAGATCCATCAGAACCTCATTCGAAACCTGATTGCCGCAGACTTCGAAACCCAGGCCAAGATGCTCAAGTGTGTCACGACACCTTTCGTTGTGACTGAAAAGGTGTCACGACAGTTACGGAGTGCCGGACTGCTGCAATTAGCCAAGCATCCCGGCGAACCCGAAGATGAAATAATCGAGCCCGTGTAGACCGATTACTTCAATTGCAGCTTCAGATGGGCCAGATAGTTAACGGCGTCTGTTTTTTGCTGGGTGCCAGGTGGGCCATCACTACCCATCAGCGCCGCATGGGCCTTTTGAAAAACTTTACTCGACACCAGATTCATTTCTGGCGTGTTCAACAAAGCAATCAATAGCTGTTCTACAGCGTCAAGCTGGTTTTGGTTCGCCATCTGCATCTCCTTGATCCGGCTCCATGCCGGGCCGAACACAAATACCCCACTTCTACGAATCACGCCAGCCGGCGAGGATCCCCTATGCCACCTACTCACCAGATTCTGGTTGGTGACTGCATTGAAATGATGCGGACGCTGCCAGACAACAGCATCGACAGCGTGGTGACCGATCCGCCCTACGGGATCCGATTCATGGGTAAGAGTTGGGACGGGGAAGACATCGAGGCGCGCGCCGCGTACCGCGCCAGTATGCCTTCGCATGCTTCGGCATGCGGCCCGAATGGTGGCCACCGCTCGATCGCGGCGGAAGCCGGCAAGTATGATCTGACGCCCGCCGCCATGCGCGCTTTTCAAGCCTTCACGTTGGAATGGGCAACCGAGTGCCTGCGTGTACTCAAACCGGGCGGACACCTGCTCTCGTTCGCAGCCGCCCGCACCTATCATCACATGGCGGTCGGCATCGAAATGGCCGGATTTGAAATTCGCGACCAGATCATGTGGGTGTTCGGCTCGGGCTTTCCCAAGTCCCACAATCTCAAGGGCGAGCATGAAGGCAAAGGCACTGCCCTGAAGCCTGCGCACGAACCAATCTGCATGGCGCGCAAGCCCTTCCCCGGTACCGTCGCGGACAATGTCGACCTGCACGGCACAGGCGCGCTAAACATCGACGCTTGCCGTATCCACGGCGCCGATGCCCTTGCCACCGAGTACTCCCAAAAGCGAATGGCTCCAGGACACGTAGTCAACAACACGGGCGCTTGGAAACAGGAAGCCCAGTTCACCGGCACGTTGAAAGCTGGCCGCTGGCCCGCGAATCTGATTCACGATGGCAGCTCCGGGGTGGTGGCGATGTTCCCCACTGAAGCCGGTGCATCAGCGCGCGTTCGCGGCACCGAAACAAGCGCCGCAAGTGTCGGCCAGATTACTGGCCAGCGCGATCGAGTCGCTGGAGCTTTTTACGGAGACAGTGGCAGCGCTGCCCGGTTCTTCTACTGCGCTAAGACGAGCCGCACCGATCGGCATGAGGGTCTGATCAACCCCGGCGCACAGTTCAAGCAGAGCAACACTTTGCGCAAGGTCGAAATTACCGAAACAAAGGGCAATAACCATCCGACAGTGAAGCCCACCGATCTTATGGCCTACCTGCTGCGCCTAGTGACCCCGGCCGGCGGCGTAGTGCTAGATCCATTCATGGGTAGCGGCAGCACCGGCAAGGCTGCGATGCGCGAAGGCTTCCAGTTCATCGGCTGCGAGATAGACGAGCAGTACGCGGCGATCGCCCGATCGCGAATCGAGCACGAAATCAACCGCCAGCAAGAACAGCAAGCCGAATCCGACCAGCTCGACCTTTTCGGCACCGCCTGACCCATCCACACCACTCCTAAATGAAACGCTGAATTTACCGGCGAGGATCCTCTATGTCCGCACAACAGAAATTGCCTCAGTTCATCCATGGCCAGCCGAGCATGGGCCTGCCGTTCGAAAAGGAACTGGTGGTCGACCTGTTCGCCGGCGGCGGGGGCGCCAGCACCGGTATTGCCCGGGCATACCGGGAGCCGGACGTGGCGGTGAACCACAATCCAATCGCCTTGGCTGTGCATCGCGCCAACCACCCAACGACAGCGCACTACGTGGCTGACGTGTTCGAGGTTGACCCGCGGGAAGCCACGGGCGGACAGCCGGTGGCGATCATTTGGGCATCACCGGATTGTCGTCACCACAGCAAGGCCAAGGGCGGCGCGCCGCGCGATCGAGGCGTTCGGGGGTTGGCCTGGGTGGTGATCCGCTGGCTGTTCGTAACGAAGTCGCGCCTGCTCTTCCTCGAAAACGTTGAAGAGTTCTGCGACTGGGGCCCGATCGACGACGACGGCCAGCCGATCAAGTCTGAACGCGGCCGCACCTTCAAAGCGTTCATTGCCGCGATCAGCACCGGCCTGCCCGCTGATCATCCGGACATGCAGGAGATCATCGACGCGATCGGAGAGTTCGTTCCAGTGGAAGCTCTGGTGCGGGGGCTGGGCTATAACGCTGAGTGGCGGGAGCGAATCGCGGCGAACGCTGGCACCCCGACCATCCGCAAGCGCCTTTATCTGGTGGCGCGCAGCGACGGCAAGCCGATCGTTTGGCCGGCGCCGAAGCGTCACAAGCGGCCAGCGGCGAAGCAGTTGCCATGGCGCTCCGCGGCCGAATGCATCGACTGGAGCAACCTCGGCCGCACGATCTTTCGTGAGAAGCCGATGGCCGAAAACACCATGCGCCGCGTGGCCAAGGGTTGCTGGCGTCATGTGCTCACCAGTGCGAAGCCTTTCATCGTGCCGATGCGCGGCACCTCATCGGCACACACCAGCACGCACGGCACCGACGAAGCGCTTTCAACGATCAGCGCGGGCGGCACTCACCACGCGCTGGTGCAGCCCGTTGCGGCGCCCTTCCTCACCGAATGCGCGAATGGATCAGCTCAGCGCAACTTCGACGTGCAGGAGCCGCTGCGTACGCAGGTCGCTCAAGTCAAAGGGGGTCACTTCGCGATGGCAGCAGCACACATGACCGCGTTCGGGCAAAACGCAGTGGGCGGCTCACCTGACGATCCAGCGCAGACGGTTATGGCCGGCGCTGCTCGGCACGGCATAGTCACAGCGTTTTTTGAACAGGCCAACGGCGGCTTTTACAAAGGCGACGGCCGATCGGCCTACGATCCGATATCGACCATCTGCCAGTCTGGCGCAAATCAGCGCTTGGTGAGCGCTTACCTGGTGAAGTATTACGGCAACGAGAAGGACGGTATCTCGCTCAATGAGCCGATGCACACGCTACCGACGAAAGATCGCGTTGCGGTCGTCGAGACGGTGCAGGTGCCCGACACGCTGACCCCTGAGCAAATGGAAGGCGCCCGGCGCTGCGCCGCCTTCATGCACAAATACCTGCCGGAGCACTTCAAAGAACCGGCTGAGTTGGTGATGGTCGGCGGCTATGTGCTGATCGATATCACATTGCGCATGCTGCAACCGCCAGAGCTAAAGGCCGCTCAAGGCTTCGACAAGGACTACATCATCGATCGCGGTCTGTTCGTCGACCCGGTCACCGGCGCCGAGGAATGGCGCGACATCAAGAAGGTCGATCAGGTGCGGCTGATCGGCAACAGCGTCTGCCCAGACGAAGCTGAAGCATTGGTCGCCGCCAACGCCGCAGACATTATTGATCTTTATCAGCGGCTCGCCGCATAAACCCTTCACCGCCCGGGCGCGCCCCGGCACAGGACGTCATCCATGCTGAACATCTTCTGGCGAATCATCGCCAAGGTAATCGCGCGGCCGGCCATCGCCGAATGGCTGATCGCCCGCGCCAAGCTCACCCCGTACCAGCACATCATGTCCGCCGACGGCACCGAGATGTACATGGGCCGCTGGTGGCTGTTCAACCCGTATAGCCGGGAGACGCACAAGCCGGCGCTGTGGTGGTGCCCGTGGTCATTCCGCATTCACCACATCATGCGGCCAGATGAAGACAGGGATCTGCACGATCACCCGTGGAACGCACGCACGATCATTCTGAGCGGCTGGTACACGGAGGAACGTCTGGAGCCGGCAAGCACCGCCGACTGGCTCTCTGACCGGCCGACACTGCTCCTGCAGGATGACGAGATCTACAAGGTCACGATGCAGACCCGCAACCCGGGCGACACCGCCAGACTCAACCACGGCGAATACCACCGCATCGACCAGGTATCCCCCGGCGGCGTCATCACTCTCTTCATCACCAGCAAGTGGCGCGGTGACTGGGGATTCCTCGTAAACGGCGTGAAGGTGCCTTGGCGCACTTACACCGGTACCGACAATTGACTGGAGACCGCGTGATGAATACGCATTTCAATGAGGCCATTGAGGCCGACGACGGCGGCTTTGTCGTGTGCAGGGGCTGCAAAGCTGAGGGTTCCTTCGCTGAACCACCCCGCGGCAAATGTCCAACTCCTTACAAGCCCGCCAGCGTTTTGCTCGAAGAGTCATTGGCGCGCGAGCAGGCCCTTCAGCAGCGTCTTAACGCAGCGGATCAGCGGCTTGACGAGCTTGGCACTCAACTGGCCGAGAGCCGCATGATCACCCTGTCGGGCTGCGAGTTCAGCGAACACGAACTTATCCGTACAGCCGTTCGAATGGTGACCGGCACCAGCCGGCGCGGCACGCAGCGCTGGGTCGCGATGAAGGACGCTTTCTGCTGCGGATCCGGTGTCGCCCACGCGCTCTGCCGGCGGTTCGGGTACGACCCCGACGAAATGGTGAAACCGTGAAGCGTTTCATCCGCCGCAAGGCCGAAGCCTGGCTGATCCTGATGGCAGCGAAGATTCTCATCGGCCGCAACGTTCAACGCGCCCCGGTCGTTTCCCGCCGGGACAACAACGACATGTGGCGGATGGCCGAGCAGCTCGAAGACATCGCCCAGCGCATCAGCAGCAAATACCAGTAACTCCCTCCCCCTTCAAAGTCAGCCGCTATAGCGGCAAGGACGAAGTCATGCCTGAAGAAAGTGATTTGCCGTGGTCGGGCGAAGGGCCGCCACCCACCGGCACGGTTTGCGAAGTAGATGGATCCGCCGGCGACTCCGGGTTTGGTACATGCACCATCCTCTACTCATCGAGAAGCGTGGTGGTGTGGCAATACATCGAAAGTGATTTCGAAAACTGCTCGTATGTCGGTGAGCGCGAGTTCCGCCCGAATGGAGCAACCGCTGAGCAACACCGGCAGAACCTGGCGCGCGAGCTGTTCGAAACGATGATCCCAGACGAAAACCAGCGCATGCCTTGGGATGCTCTCAACCAGCAGTTCAAGAACGATTTCCTTCGCGCTATTGACGCCGGGTACCGCAAACAGGTGCAGCCATGATCCTCTCCAGCATGGCCGGCTGCGCCCTCTTCTTCTGGCTTCCATTGGTACTGACCATAAAGGCGGTGATCGGATGATTATCGATGACGTAATGACGGACAAAATCACCCTGCATGGTCTCGGCTTTGTGCAGGTTCAATTGCAAGGTGAACAGCGCCTGCACGTCTGGCACCCTGAACTGCCGCGTCGAGCCTGCTTCGAGCACTCGTCGATCCACGATCACCGGTTCAACTTCACTTCGCGGGTGATCGTCGGCATTCAGTTCAACCATGAATTCGAACTCGTTTGCCACGATGCCGGCGAATTCATGCTCTACCTGCATGAGGGAGCACGGACACCTGGTGGCGGCAGGCCATGGACACCAGACGGTCGCGCAGATCTAGTGCATGTCGGGACGCTCGGAATACCGGCCGGCAACGATTACAACACTCAGGCATATGCATACCACCGCACCACACCCGGCGGTGACGGCCGCGTAGCGACGATCATGGCCAAGCGAGGCGAGTACCCGGCCGGCGCTCATTCCACTTGCCGAGTCGGCATTCAGCCAGACACGGACTTCGACCGATTTCAGTGGTCACCAGCGCAGCTCTGGGAAATTGTGGCGGACGTGTTGCTCGGCCAGAAGGTGGCGCCATGAAGCTCACGGAGAAACAGCAGCTCGTTCTTGATGAGCTGCGCAAGATCGGGCGGGAAAACGCCCATCTCTATCGCGATACCCAGCCATACCTGCATCAGAAGGATTGCGAGAAGTTGGCACTTGGCGACCAAGCATGTGTGTTCGGCATGGGCGGCCTCACCTTTCAGGTTGGGCACCGCCTCGGAGTATCGGCACCTTCAGTGCTGAGCATCTTCAAGGCCCTTCGGCGAAAAGGTCTGGTGATTCGCGAAGAGAGCTATCCCGATTATCAGCGCCCACGCTACTGGTGGCCGGTTGGCCTGGCAGCCGAACTGCAGGCTGAACACCGGGTGAGGCCATGACCGACAATGAGCTGTTACAGCTCTCAGCAAAGGCTATGGGATTCGATCTGGAGTACCGGCGCGGGAGCGATGCTTTCTACTACGACGATCCAGACTCAGGTCGAGAGCAATGGCATCCGCTCAGCGATGATTGCCAGGCGATGCGCTTGGCGGTAGCCCTGCAGCTGAGCGTTACCTGGTTCACCAACCTTCATTACGTATCCGTTGACCGCCGGGGCGTCGGCGAGAACATCGGCTGGATCGATGACGAGAGCCGGGGTGGAGCACTTCGCCAAGCGATTACCGCCGTTGCAGCGAAAATCGGCAGCACCCTCCTTTAACCCCTCCCCCAACTCAACAGCCTGCCGGTGTACGGCGGGCGAGGAATTCGTATGCCCGTGATCATGATCACAACCTCAGTCGCGACCGTTTTTGAAGTGCCTGACGGGGTCGACCTCTCGCAGGTTCGCCGATTAGCGTTATCAGAACTCGGCGATGACGAATGCGCCACCGACACCGTGGCCGTCCAGCACGACAACGTCATGAGCCAGATCTATCTCGGAGCCGCCGATCGCAAAACGGTTTCCATCTCGCACAGCGTTGTCGACCCAACCGAATAATCACCTTCTGCCGTCAAGCGCGGCATGGAGCATCATCATGAGCAAAGTCACCCTGGATGAATGGGCGGCGGCCGAGTTCAAGACGCCGCCCAGCCCCAACACGCTCCGCAAATGGGCGCGTGAAGGCCGGATCGCGCCGGCGCCGGTGAAGCACGGGCGGAGCTACTATGTAGAATCCCACGCCCATTATCAGGAACCTGACCAGCAGCCGATCCGCATTGTCGGCGGCAGCCTGATCAGCAGAATAGAGAGAGCACGCAATGGCGCCCAGGCCGCGTAACACAGGGTCAAAGGATCTTCCCCCGAATCTCTACCGCAAGACTGACGCCCGCAACGGCGTCACTTATTACACCTACCGCGACCCGATCAGTGGTCGCGTGTTTGGTCTGGGCAAAGACAAGGAGGCCGCCATTCGCGAGGCCGTTGCCGCCAACCACGCAGACACCATCAAGCCAACACTGACCGAACGCATCAGCACCCCAGCGCCAGCACCGGGCAAGCTGTTCTCGCAATGGCTTGATGAATACCGCGAGCTTTTCGCCGAGCGCAAGCTATCCGCTAGCAGCAACAAAAACGTTCGCATGCGGATCAACCGCCTAGAGATTGAATTCGGCTCAAAGAGAATCAAGGAAATCACAACGATGGATGTGGCCGATTACCTGACAGGTATGGCCAAAGAGGGGAAAGCGCAGATGGCCCGGGCGATGCGCTCGCTGTTGCGAGACGTATTCGCCGAAGCTCAGGCGAGAGGATGGGCGGACAGCAACCCGGTCGAAGTGACCAAAGCGGCGCGGGTGAACATCAAGCGCGAGCGGCTGACGCTGGAACTATGGAAGGCAATTTATGCGGAAGCGACGAAACCGTGGCTTCGCCGGGCGATGGAGTTAGCGGTGCTCACTGGCCAGCGCCGCGATGATATCGCCTCGATCCTATTCAAGGACGTGCACGACGGCTTCGTACACGTCGTCCAGTCGAAGACTGGCGCGCGACTCCGGATCAGCACTGCACTTCGCCTGGAGTCAGTCGGGCTTGATCTCGCCACCGTCATCAAACAATGCCGCGATCGCGTTCTGTCACAACACCTGGTGCATCATGCGCAAGCGTCGGGCCGGGCGAAGGCTGGCCAGCCTGTCGTGCTGGACACACTCAGCTCGGCATTTGCCGAGGCCCGGGACAAAGCCGGCGTCAAGCTGGGGATAACTTTTGGCCGGCAACCGCCGAGCTTCCACGAACAGCGATCGCTCGCCGCGCGCCTCCACGAAGACGAAGGTCGCGATGCGCAGAAACTGCTCGGTCACCGTTCGGCCGCAATGACCGACCTGTATCGAGACAGTCGAGGCGCTGAGTGGATCGACGTGGCATAATCCACGGCTGAATTTTTGGGCGATATTGGGGAAGTTTTGGGGAGGATTTTATGCCCAATGAAATCAAGCACTTAAAGCTTTACGGCATCAAAGCCTGGGATGCCTCATAAGAATCGTTCAAGGCCTTTTAAATCAAGGCCTTGCCCCCCAAATCAGCACCGCAAAGCACCACATTTTGCGACTGTTCAGAACTCAATAAACATTGGCCCGAACGGTTGCGTTTTGGGGAAGAAATCTACAGAGACAATCCCGCCCCCGGCGTCCTGCCGAACATAATGCAAATCAAAACCACAATGCTGTAGCTGTATGGATGACGCGACGTGAAACGACTTGAAGACCTTACGCTTCCCCAATCCCTCCAGAGCAAAATCTCCAGCCTCGTACGCAGGGTTGCGGATGCACAGGGTGATGTCGATATCCGCATGGCGGTCGAGCGCGCAGAAGGATTCGTGGAGGGGCTGGAAGCGGCGCGCTGTTTAACCGATGCCACTATTGAGGCTCTCTTCATCATCATAGAAAGCGTAGCTGAGCGTCATTGAGCCAAGGCTTTCACATAAGCCTGGCACGCCTGCAGGGCAATCAATCCCCGGTCGCCTTTGTCGGTGATGGCGATAATTCGTTGAGCATGCGCCGGGTCAAGTCTGGCTCGTACGGCTGCATGATCCACGCCGCCGGCGCCGGTGGTGGCTGGCAGGTTGCAGCCCTCGGCAACGTCGGTTGCATCGAGGAGGACTGACAGCCGCACATCAGCAGTGGCAAGGCGATCGCGCAGGCGATCTTGATCATGTTGGGCATCGGCCATTTTCCTATAGTGGGCTTGTTCGCTGGTCGCCAGGCTTTGCTCGAGCGCGAGTCGCTTGTCCTGCTCGGCCTGTTGGGCCGCGGCCGCAGCCAGTGTCAGTTGGTTCAGGGTTTCGGAATGCAGCTTTTCCTGCTCGGCAAGTTGCCGACCGCAACGCCAATCCTGAAACTGCCAGGCGCTGCCGGCGCCCACCAATACCAGCGCCAGCGCGCCAACCGTTTTCCACGGCACGACCATCACGGCACATCCTTGAAGAAGACGTGGCCACCCAAATTCAGGGTTTGCTTTGCCTTTAGCGACCAGGCCGGCGCCCTGATGCTGGACGCGTAATAGTGTGTCGCGCCGTTGGTGGGGTCTGACACCTTGCCGTCGACAACCTGGTCAGCAGCGATCCGGCATTGCGCCAGCTCGCGGAACGGGATCTGCTTAACGCCGATCAGGAACTGATAGTTCGGGTCGGTCTTGTTCCAGCAACTGAACTGGTACGGCTTCTGGCAAACACCTGCGTAGCCCTCCCCCCACCACGAATTGGTCTTGCCATCGAACACGCGGTTGCGGATTGCCCAAGCCACGGCGATCTGTCCGGCAGTTCCTTCGCCGCGGGCTTCGCCCCACAACGTTCGCGCAAGGATGTCGCGATCCCTCTCGGTTACATTCATCACTTTTCTCCAGACAAAAAAATGCCCGCTCAATGGCGGGCTTCTATGATTGAGGTGGCTCAGGCCAATCCGGCGCTTCTGGCCAGCCGGGGCGATCCGGGGTCTTGCCCAGCGCGCTTCGGTACTTTTTCCAGACTTTCAGCCTGGCCAAGTCCTCCTCGGTGATTTCCTCGATATCGAAATCGTCCTGCAGCGGTTGGATGACGACGCCGGCGGCTTCCATGCGGGCAGACAGATCGCTTCTGTTCTCCCGATCCCTTTCGATCCGAGCGAGGTTGTCGACCAACCATTGAGGTATCTGCTCGACAAACGTTTCGCCATCCACGACGCCCCGATCTTCGGTGTAAGGCGCCCATGACGTTTCAGTGATCACAAATCCATTCATACCGTTATCGCTCCGCGCTGTAACCGAGGATGTCAAAATTCGCGCTACCACCTGTAGAGTTGAAATAGAACACAAAGCAAAGGTTTACGAGAGGCAGCCTGAGCACTTGCCGAGTCGAGCTATCTATTGCCCTGACCAGCATGTACTGAAACTCGTAGTCGGTGATCCAAAGCGTCGGCCCGCCAGTGCCTGCCGTTGCGTTGTGGCAGCTGACCAAAGCACTCTTGGCAATGGGCGGAACCACCGTAATCAAATAGACCGTGTACGGCGTGACTGAAGAGTTGCCGGCGACAATCCGATACGGCGACGCGTTCAAGGTGTTGCGATACTCCATCATGTCGCCGTTTTGAACGGTTTTCAGAATGTTCCCACCGGGGCCGGTTCTTACTGAAAACAGAAAGCGTCGGCTCGGGTCACCCGACTTCTGCCGGGCTGTTCCGCCGGTGTACGCGTCAGCAATGACGGTACTAAGCTCCAGCGTCGGAGCTCCAGCATTGCTGTAGAGATACAGGTAATAGAAGGTGTCCGGCGAAAGGCTTCCGTTTGATATGTTGAGATTGAGGTAGTTCGAGACTTCGAGCGGGCGGCCGAGTGCCGGTATGTACGCTGCGCCCGGAGAGATGCTGATCTGCGTGCCGGAGATCCAGTTGAAGTTCAGCCCTTCGATGTAGCCCTTTGAGACGCCACCCTGCGCCGGAGTCAGCGCGGTGCTAAGCGCGGTCAGCGCAGTGATATCCGCATTGCTCCCGCTCTTCGCAGCACCCAAGCCTGCGCGGGCAGTCGCTTGATCATTTCCCCCTGTGCCGCCTTTTGCGACGGGCAGAAAGTCGTAGTTGCCCGTGGTGCCGAGCGCTGCCAGCTTCGCGCCGTACTGATTGACGAGCGAATTCAGCGCATCTGCTGAGTCTTTGACATAGCCCTGCATCGGCGCCAAGGCGTAGGTGCCGCCGGCAATGGTAGCGCCACGATAAGTTGGCGAAATCGACATGGCGGTGTCGCTGGCAATATTGGTCACCTCGTACCATCCACCGTCCGGGCCTCGAAACGCATCACCGACACGGCTGTTTGCGATGAATGCTGTGCCGGCACCGAGTACTGCATTGGAATTTTGGGTGACAGAAACCGTTCCCGATTTATACCAGGGCATGGCTATATCCTAAAAAGAGGTTAAACGGCTTGTTTGGCGAAAACGGCCGGCAGGAAGAATGCAGTCGGATTAGAGGCTGCGTTGGTGATGGCGTAGAGTTTTTTGTTGGGAAAATCCCACCAGCAGGCCAGGTTCCTTGGGATCGCGCTACCCGCGGTCATTGGCATGCCGAAGGTGTTTATCAGCATGAATTCGTTCTGCGGAAAATCGAAAGGAACCGAGTAGAAAACCCGAGTAAGGCCCTGATCGCCTGTGTCAGAGGTGACGTAAGTCCAACTCTGGAAAGCTCTCGTGAAGACTGCGTTTGGAGTGTCTGAATCGAAGAGTAACTTTCCGGCACCATCCCACAGACGCATCCCATACATGGCAACTGGCTGCGCCGCAAAAGCAGCCACGAAGTAACGGCCGTTTGGCTGAGCGGTGTTGACGTTGTAAGCCCTGACGTAGAAGCCCGTCCAGTTACCAGCTGATCCGATGAGTTTCATCTGACACAGCCCGGCAATCGCATTAACTGTGTCAGGGCGCACAAACACCAGCGGCGGTTCCTGTGAAGTCACCGGCCGAGCGAAATACGTGGTTGATCCGAGGCCACTTTCTTGAGTAGGAGCGAACCTGCCAGATGAGATAACCATCAATCGAGCATACTCAGAATCAAGCGTCACAACGCCGCTGTTGTTGGTGAACTGAAGTCCATAAGCCATCAGCTCCACCTCATAACAATCAATCTCATCGTTCCTGATGAGGTGTAGCTTGCGGCAAAGGTTCGGGTGTGGTTATAAACACGCACTACACCATCGAGCATTTCAGTCTCGAACTGCATCTGGTCGCTGGCATAGGAACCGTTAGGGATCACAAACGCCGTCCCATTTCCAGGGCCGACACCGGGCACTGCAAAATCCTGACTTCCCTTGGGCGCCTTCAATGGAAAAGTCACCAGCGTCGATAGCGCAGCCCGAATCGTAAATGAGTTTTCGTCGACCTGAAGCAAACTATCTGCGCCCCAGATCCGCATACCGTAAGCCATTTATCACCCCAAATAGCCGAGACGAACGCGCAATACATTGTTCGCGTCATAGACCGAAACGTTGAGAGAGTTGATCACCAGCCGCCCCTGACCAGGAACAATGCCGTTGATCTCCAGCGTGCCGTCCTTGTTGAGGATCCAGCCTTGTTGACCGGCGATGTAGTTGGTGGAGCTGATGTAGTTGCCAATCTTGGCGTTGGTGATTGCCCCGTCCATGATGAACGCCGAGTTCATAAACACCTGCCCGCCCTGCACCGCAAACGGAACCGAGATGGCACCGCCAGCGATAGTGTTCACGATGGCAAACCGATCAGCACTCACCAAGAACTGGCTTTGTAGTCCCGCTCCAGTATTTTCGATGCCCAAGCCAATACCGGCGGCGACATACTGGCCGTTCGAAGTGACCTGCATCTTCACTGACCACATCGTGGAAAGTTTGCCGGCGGTGTCTGCGTAAGCGGTCGAAGTCTGCTGGATAGCGGCGGTGTTCTGCTGAATCGCTGACCCGTTTTGCTGAATCGCCGAACCGTTCTGCCCGACCGACACAGTAAGCTGATCAATCTTGGTCGCCGTCGAGGACTGGTTGGTGACCACCACCTGTGTAAGCGATGAAACGTTGGCCGAGTTCTGCCCTACGCGCGCATCGAGAGTCTCGAGTCGTGTGGAGGTTGCGGACTGATTGGTAGCAACGACCTGCGTGAGCTCGCTTACATTGGCCGCGCTCTGGCCAACCTGTGCATCCAGTGTCTCAACCTTCCGCGCCGACGCCTCAGTTTCAGTGGCGCGAACCTGCGATTCAGCGGCGATAGCAGCAGTACTGGCCCATGCTTTCAGTGCGCCAGCCAGATCCCCTTCCCCGTTATCGTCCCTCGCCGACGCACGCAGCGCTTCAGACGCCGTCGCTTGTGCGGTAACCACACCGTCGAGCTCAGTGATATCGATGGTGTTGAACGCGACCTGCTGCGCCAAACCGTTTGCCGTCTCGATAGACTGACCAACGTCCAGCCAGAAACCGGCGTCCGGCGGCGGCGTGTTGATTGGCACCTCGCTTTTGGCCTGGAAGATGCGGCCGTCCGCAATGACCATCTGATCTTTCTCATAGACCTGATCAGACTTGTATGCGGAAAGGCCATCCAGCGCATCGATCTGTGCCTGTATCCCCGGGATTTTCTGAATTTCGTCCAGCAGATCTTTGCCGAGCTCCGTCTCTGTGATCTGGCCGGCAATCATGTCGAGGATGTCGCTCGCGCTCGAGCTTGATTGGCCTTGCACGCCAATCCCGATTGGATACCATGGGCCAATGTTGCCGATTTTGTCGACGATCCTCCCCCAGAAATAAAAGGTCACGCCTGCCGCAAGCCCGAGCATGGAAAAATCGCTCTGTGGGTATGCCAGGTCGGTCAGTTTGGTTGCAGCCTCGAGGCTGGTCGTAGGCCCGTACCAGATTTCCGTCCGCTGACTGTCTTCCGCTCCGGCGGGGAATCCCCATTTCAGATAGATGCCGAACAGCAGCGGCGTGGCTGTCAGATAACTGAGAGCTGGTGGCAAGCCCTCCTTCCCCTTCAGATTCGTCAGGATCGAATTGCGCCAAGGCGACGTGATGTCGAAGGCACTCACTGCGCGAACCCGGGCCACATACGCGCCAGCGTAGATGCCAACCACATCAACGTTGGTCAAGCCTGTGCGCTGCACCTTGATCCAGTTGCCGCTGTCCTTGCGCCATTCGACGTCATAGCCAACCGCGCCATCCACAGCGGGCCAACTGATCGTCATGGTGGCCACGGCCATTCCCTGAACAATCGACGATGTCGACGCGAGGGCTACGCTGGCCGGCGCCGGCACCACGGTGATTGGAATGACGCTGATTGGACGCTCTTCCAGCCGCGCGCCCGTGTCAATGTAGGCGAACTTGCTCGGCTCGAACTGCAGCGCGCTGATCTCGAAGTCGCCTTCGGTTGTGCGCTTGGTGCGCAGCACGCGATACAGCGGGATCGCAAGATCGTCAGCATCCAACGCCCATTGCAGCTGCGCGATCGGTGGTTCGCTGTAGGCGACAGTCACGGTCACGGCGCGGCCGTTGACGCTCAGCACGGTGCGACCTTCGGCGCGGCCGCCAGGCAGGTTGATGATCAGTCGATCACCGGCCTTGGCCTGGGTGTCGCGATCGAGCGTAATGACCCTGCCGGCCGCCTTCGAAATGCGGCCGCCGACTTCACGCCCCGCGAGAAGTGAATCGGCCACCGGGATGATATGCCCAGGCAACGGGATGACGCCTTCCATACCGGTTTTGAACGACACGGTGCGGTCTTGGTTGTTGCTGAGGATTGCCCACTTTCCGCGCCGCTGCGCCTCGGACGCGCGCGTGCAGCCAATGGCGCTCAGCTCAGTCGGCCGATCACCATAGCGACGTTGCAGATCCAGATCGGCAAACGGAATGACGTCGGTGTCGTAGTTGTTCGCGGGGTTGTCGTAGCTGACCAGAGCTCGGGTGTAACGGGTTTTCGCCGAGGCGCTGCCGTAGGAGAACTTACCGTCGATGACGTTCGAGCGGGTGAAGACGTAATCGATGTCCTGCGCGCGTGGCATGTCGGCCTGCATCACCAACTGGCCTTGCGCCCAATACGTCATGCCTCGGTAGATCGCCGAGATATCGCGCAGCAGCGACCAGGCATCGGCCTTGCCTTGCAGGTTCATATCGCAAAGGAAACGCGGCTCGGTACCGCCAAGCCCGTTCGGCACCAACTGGTCGCAGTACTGCGCGATCCGGTACAGCTCCCACTTATCGACCATGAACGGCTTGATGCGCTTACCCAAACCGAATCGATCTTCGGTGCAAACGCCGTAGGTGATCCATGCGGGGTTATTCGTCCAGGCGGACTTCATCGATCCGTCCCACGTACCGGTATAGGTGCGCTGCACTGGATCATAGGTGCTCGGCACCATCCAGCGCCGTGCCTTGCACTTCACGGTCACGGCCGGGATGTTGGTGAACTGTTCGGCGTCGAACTCGATATAGAGCAGCGCGGTATTCGGGTACCGCAGCTTGGCGTCGATCACCTCGGTATAACCGGCCACCAGCATGGTGTCAGCGATCTTGTTGCTGTTCTGGTTCGGCGTCAGGCGGCGCACCCGGATCTGCCAACCCGTTGTTGCTTCGGGCAGGTCGATACGGCGGGAGCGCTCGTAGCGCGTGGTGGTCTTGCCGTCGACCGCGTCCACCAGCACCTGCTGATAGGCGCCGCCATCGGTGGCCACGTCGATTGCGTACTCGATGCGGTACCCGCCGATGTTGCCTTCGTCGTCTGCCCGTTGCAGCGCCGGCCACGCCAAGCGCACCCGCACCGCCGACAATTGAATGTTGCTAATGGAGCGCACCCAAGCCGCGTCGCTGCGCAGTTCGATGTTCAGCGATGTCTCGTTCTCCACGGACGGAATGCCCGGGATGTAGGTTTGATCCACGGAGCCCGGGCGCCAGTCCCACTTCACATTGGGGAAGTTGTAGTTGCCGCTGGCATCGCGGATCGGCGTGTTGTCCAGATAGATGTCGTAGTCGGTCGGGATCCCGTCGAACTCACCCTCGCCCACCGCGATCAGCAGCTTTGCCAGGTTGGTCGAGCGCAGGCTGTCGCTGGCTTCGACCGGCGACTTCGGCTTGCTGCTGCCGCCCTTCTCACCGTGGATCTCGATCTGTTCTGCTGCGCCCATGCTTTCCTCCAGGCATAAAAAAACCGCCTCTCGGGCGGCCGTCGTGCTGCTGTCTGCTTACACCTTGTCTTCGGCCATGATCGAGGCCGAGATGA